CGACGATTCGGTCGCCAAAGTAGGTTGGTCGGGGGTCAATTGTTACTGCCATATTTATTCATCTCCTGTTGGGGTTTCTGCCATTTCTTCTTCAAGAACTTCGGCTGTTGGTTCGGCTACGGGTTCCGGGTTTAAGAAAGCATTGACAGATTTGAGGAGAGTGGCCTTGGTGGCGTAGCCGCCGACCGCAAGTCCCTTCTCTTTCATCCATGCGCCAATGTCCTTCTTGGTCCAGCCAGCATCGGGGATGCCGTCGTCGCCTTCGTCAACTGTGATGCCTGCGTCGCCTTCAATCCGCCAATACTTGCCCTGCAAGAGATGTCGGTTAGCGTCAAGGTATTCTTGAGACACTTCCATGGGGGCTCCACGGACTGCCATGATTCGCTTCATGCCGGGGACTCGCCTTTCAAAGAAAGGCCCAAGTGCCGTAATCGTGGGCAAGGTTATCCACCTCAAGCCACAATCATCCAGCAGGTCACCAGTGCATCCGAGGTGCCAGTCACCGTGAATTGAGCAACACCACTTGCGCTGATGTTCTTCAAGGTCACAGCGGCTGTTTCCGTGCTGTTGTCGCCAACAATCACGGCCAAGACACGGGTAGCGTCGCCGGTAAGTGTGATGGTTTCGTCGTTCACAAGTTTGACCGTGAATTGACCGCAGACCAATTTTGCACCAGCGACAGCATTGCCGTCGGAGTTGGATGCAACAAACCCAGTGAGGGAGCCGGGGTAAGAACCACCAGCGTTGCCGTCCAGCCAGTTGGTATCGCTACCCTCTGTGCCAGCGTAAAGGTCTAAGGTAAAACTTTCTGTGAAGACTGCGCTTCCACTGCTGTTATAAGTAATTGCCATTTTTCATCATCTCCATGTTTTTTTTTTCAGTTTCTCCATCACTCCAAGTCTCGGATTGAACCGTGACCTCCAAAGAAAGTCGTCCATAGTTCTCCCATGGTTCGGTACAATCCCTCTTGACCGAGGCGGTTGATGGCGAATGGGTCACCGGTTTCAATTCCGGATTCGTAGTATTGCGTTGGCTTAGCCACACTAAAGTGCAGGTAGTCCGTGTCAAGGAAGTACATTCGGCTGATACCGGAGGCATCTGCGACGACATCCTTGGAAGGAATGATTGGGACACCGTTGTAGGTAGCCACAATGAAACCAGCCTCAATACCGGGAACACCCTTCACACCGTTGAAGGTAGGGGTGACTCGCTTCTCTTCCATGAATCGCTGTTGTGCTTGGAGGAGTTGCTGGATTCGCATCAAGGTGTCGTAGCCCGTAAGGATAACCTTGGGGTTTCCACCACGGACCCAAATCTTGCGGAAAATGTCGTCAAGGTGGTCAAGGCTGAGCACACGGTTGGTACCCTTGGTACCGGAGGTGCTGACCTCGGCTTCGGACCAAGAATTGTCCGCAGCGTTGCGGTCAATGCTGTAGATGTCAGCATCAGTGAGGCTGCCGTAAACGGTACCGCTGCTGTCAAATCGCATTTTGTCGGCAGTGTTAGCACTCGTTTCAAGAGCGCCACAGGTGACACGGTCCAAGGACTCGTAGTCGTTGCCGGCAGGGGTGTCAACATCTTGCGTGAGCATTTTGTTGATTTCTTCTGCGTGGTGCTTACCCATTTCTTCCTTGAGGATGGAACGGATGTCGCCAAGTCCATCGTCCTTGTCGTTAAGGAAAATGGCCATTTCGCTCATGTCAAAAGTGTGAGCGATGGTCTTTGGCTTTGCAGCGATGTTTTGGAAGGTTGGCTTCGTCGTTTCGGGAAGCGTTCCGTTCTCAGCAATTCCGCCGCCCTTGGCAGAGTCGGGGCGAGCGGTGACAACACGCCATCCGCTTCGGTCCCAAGGCTTCTTTGGAAGAATGGAGAAGGCGTTGAACTCTTGGTTCAATTGCGACCAAACTTTGCGTCCGTAGATGGCTTGGTAGGTACCAGCCGTGGTGGACAACATTGGTGCGTCAGCCTTCAAAAGTTCGCTACCGGAGTAGGCGTAGCCCATGTTGGAGCCAGCGCCGTAGTAGTAGCGTTCCATGTCGTTAATTGTGCGTAGGTAATTTCTTGCCATTTTTCATCATCTCCTGTTCAGTTAAATGCTCTCCCAGCCAGTTGGTGGACTTCGTCCCATGACATGTTTGCCATGTCTTCGGTGGAAGGAATGGTGATGGATGGTGCGGCTTCCGACTTGCGGAGCGTTGCACCTTCGCCAGTAGCGAGGCCGTCAATTCGTGCACTGAGGGAGGCAACTGCCTTCTCAATGGATGCGAGTGGGCCACGAGCGTCAAACTGGGAAGCACGGCGGGTTTCAACCTCAGCCGTTTGCTCCTTAGCGAGACGGTCAGCGAACACTGCGCCGAGGCTGCTCTTGAGTTGCTTCTCAACGGAAGCAGCCTTGTAAGCAGCGTAGGCTTCCTCAACTTGTGCTGGGGTCAAGTCCGATGGGGACAAGAATCCCTTGGCAACTTCGCCGCCGGAGCCGCTGTTGAGTTTGCCGATGGCGTTGGTGGAAGGTGAGCCGCCCTCTTGAGCACGGCCTTTCACTTGACCGCCGAAGTAAGCAGCACCGTCTCCGATGGATTCGGGGGTGGAGCCAAGGTTGGCCTTGGAGAGTTGGTCAAAGTGATGGCGAGCACCGTCAGTGTCTACACCAGCGGATTTGAGAGTGTTCTCCATCCAGTGGAGGTAGTCTTCAGTGATAACATCGCTGTACTCACCTTTGTTCATACTGTGGCCATACATGCCTTCTTTTTCGTCTTCGTCTGCCATTTCCTCACCTTTGTCTTCGGTTTTTTTGTCTTCGGTTTTTTTGTCTTCGGGCTCGTCGTCCTTCTTCTTGTCCTTCATGTGCGCCGCCAAGCCTTCGGGCATTTCGCCCTCGCCTTTTTCCATGGCATCCAGTCGCAGGTTAATTCGGTCAAGAACTGATGACAGTTCGCCCATTGCTTCGTTTTCGTTGGTCATTGTGGTGTCCTCCTTCAATATACGGAAGGTTGCTTCGGGGTTTATCCCTTTTTCACAAATGGTAACCTCGTGTAGTTCCAGTTTGGAGATTTCCGTGTAGTCGCCATGTTGGCTGTCGGATTTGTTGACACGCTTGAAAGCCTGTCCTCCAATACTGAATCCACGAAGGGACCCTTTGCGAATTTCATTGGCAACTTCTCGTGCCTTCTCAATGTCATCACGAACTTTGATGACGACAAACAGACCAGCGTCATCAACACCGGACTTCCAAAGTCGGCCACTGCTGTCGGTGTAAGCATCAATGACGCTACCGACTTGGATGTTAGAGTGAGCCAACTGAACATTGCGGAACTCTTGGGACTTCATGAATCCGTCAAAAGCATTTTTGAGTGCGCCTCGGGTAATCAAGTCCCCTTGCTTGTCCACCATTTCAACGGAGGCATAGCCTGCGACAACAAGGTCACCACTGCTCTTGAGTACCGAGAGACTACCCGTCTGTGAGAACGGGGAGGTTCGGAGAGCAGTGGCCATCATTGCTGGCGAATACTCTTGTCATGGTATTTAATCAGTATGGATGACGGCCTTCTCGTCCGTAAGTTCCAAATCGCCTTGCAGTGCGTTGTTTTTAGGAAACTTTTTCTTGTCTTCATTTGCTTCTTTCTCATCACGCTCAATGTCACGGACATCGTAATCGGGCATGGTTTTAGCATCGTTGAGGTTTGTGGGACCACTGGGTGATTGGATTGGTGTAGCAAAGTCAAAGCCTAAACCTTTGGCTCCCCCGTGATAATCGCCAACAGCACCAACGCTACTCTTCTCCAACAGTCGCTCCAACAACAACAGGCTCTTGCTAAGGATGTGGCGTTTCTTGCGCTTCCATTCTGTACCCTCTACTTTGTGAGGTTTGGTAAGTGGTTCGGCTGGTTCTGTAGATTCTTTGACCTCAGCCTTTTCTTCAATCTCCAACTTACCCTTGAGAAGCACACCGACAACTGGGGACCAAAACGGTCGCTGATTTTCACTAAGGCGAAGCACATACGGGTTGTCAGCCTCCGGCGTATGCACTGACCACTCGTCGCCCCGCACTGTTGCTTTGTAGACTACGGCACTGTCGCCAATTTTAATTTGAACATGCCTGCCCTTTCGGAACACTTCTACAGGGTGCTGATACAACTCACCCTTCGCCAGCATAGACAGAGATTCGGAACTAACCAATCCTTCACCCTCAGCCTCGCCTTCAATTTTAGGAGCGTGCACGGTGTAAACTTTCTGTCGCTCGGAAGCCTCAGTCTCTGTTACATTGGTGACATCTACGCGCACCAAATCTCCAACATCATACTTGTCTTCACTTTGGAATGATGCGCCCACATCCATGTAGTCATCATCCTCATGCTTCACACGACGGTCGCCTAAGTCTTCGCCGTGTGCGATAGGGCCGGTACCAAGGCGATACTGATACGGACCTTCGCCACGGCGGTCAAGCACCATAAGCACAACCTCCGAGCCGGGTTGGAGCATGACCCACTTTGGATGGCGTGGCTCACCCTTCATGTAAGCAGACTTAGCGTCCCGCATCAAAATGCGTGGACCTTCCAAGTTCTTGACAGCCGACTTCAAGCCAGCATCATCGGTGAGTTTCGTGTCGGATGCACTGGGTGTGTGAACCATCTCCACGCTTTCAAGTGCTCCTCGCAAAACCTTGATACGCTCTTGGATGGGCATGTCGTAGGTGTCGTTGCCGTCAAACTCCAGTATGTCAAAAATGTGGATGACATCCTTTCCACGAATAGCGTCAACCACGAAGTCTTTGTCGCTGACTTTCTTGAACGCAGCCTTCTCCTCGTCCGACAGGTCCGCTTTGGATTCAATGTCGCCGTCTTTTTTGGTGACAAAGAAGCGAGGACCTTCGGGGAAATCGCTGACAATCCAGTCGCCCGTGAAGCCTTTCAAATGCTCCATGTCATCCAATTCAAAAATGCGGTGCATGGCTTGCAGCGATGGTACACCGTCCGGCATATCCTTGCGGATAAAGTCCGGATTTGTGAGCGAAGCCAAGAGCGAAGGGCCATCCATCTTGTTAGCGGGAGCACTTACTTCCTCATTATGGCTTCGTCCCAATTTGTTTCTCCGCAAGGCACGCGGCTGTGCTTCCAGCGGGACTTCATTACGGTGGTCCCCGAAGTATTCACGGTGTTGTGGAACCAACTCATGCACATGTTCTAAAAGTGGTGTTACCAGCGATTCTTTCTTTGACTCTTTACGCCGGTAAATGCGGATTGCCCCAGTTTTCTCGTCAATATGACAACCAAATGGTACATCGTGAACAGTTCCGTAATTCATGCAATAGGCAGGACTGTCATACAGCGACATGACCCCGTCGTTCTCATGGCTGCCTGCTGGTCCACCTATTTCCTTTTCAACAAAGTCCAATTTTGTGACTGCACGAGTGGGCTTGTGCTTTGGCTCGTAGCCTTTTGGCACAATGAAAAACGAATCAAGGAGGTCTAACTTACGCTCCGCAGCCGCATCGTTTCTTTTCCTTCGTCGCTCGGCTTTAGACTTACCTCGTGGTTTTTTGATGCGGTGACGGCCTAAGAAATCACCTTCTGCAAGAAGAATACCGTTTTCAGCGGCATGCTCGCGCTCCGCACCCAGTGTCAAATTGACCAATCGTTCAAGTGCTCTGTTGATTTTATGACGGCGCTGATGGCGCGCATAAGCCGGGTTGTCTTCACTTACCTGTTCCGGTTTATCGTGAGCATCGTTGGTTAGACTAACTTGATGTGGAGGGGCAGTGCGATTCATTGGTGCGAATTTGCGTTGCTTGTCGCCGTTTTCATCAATGTAGTAGGACAATTCGTCTTTGATGTGAGCATGCAAATCACCGAGTCCACGCAAGTCAATGTCGTCCATCCCACCAACACTTTGCAGTAAATGAGTTACTGGCAAAACATGAAAGGCATCAATGTCGGGAAATCGTCCTTGGAGTTGTTTGTGAATTGCTCGCAATTGAGCAACGGCTTCATCCCTCGCAATGTTGGTCTTGCCGGCTGTCTTGTTACCTTCAAGGTCATATTCGGATGACTGCATGCCCAAAGCCTCAAGCCACTCTTCGGGCGGACTTTCTAACGAAAGTTCCTCTCCGTGCAACTGTGGAGCAAGGTGCCGGATATTGAGTCCAAGCCGAGCAAGGTCCAAGCCAACCTCACCCGTATTCTTTACCACCTCTACTTCGGCAGGGTGGAGTGCTTTCGCACCGTGGACACTGTGAGGTACGGTGTTGAGGTAAGTGTTGCCGTGACGCATTTTGAAAGCGGCTGCTACATCGGGACCCATCTCAGCAGCAAGGTCAAATCCTTGTTCAGCAGCCGCTTGAGCGATAGCCGTAGCACCGTATTGGGCGATAACATTTGAGTGGTCTGTAAGAACGCGCTTTAAATTGTCAAATTCTTTATTGCGTGCCGTCTGTGTTTTTGGACTCTCAAAGTGTTGGTCCAACTGTTCTTCCAACTCTTTGATAAGTCCGTAGTGTTGTGAAACCTTTTCTACACTGGCATCAATTTTTTCTTGAAGGTGTGCACTGTTGTCATCACGCTCTTCTTTGTACGCAAGGAGTTCATCTAATTCTTCCTTTGCATCAAGGTAGTCAGCGTGAACATGGTCCAAATCTTGCTCTAACAGGTTGATTTGTTGGCGATGATAGTTATCTTGTGGAAACTTTTCCTCAGCGACTTCATCTCGCTCATCTTTCAACTGGTCTATCAGCGCCTCTTGTGTTAGCATCTCGGATTTGATGCTCGCCATCATTCTTTCTTTCTCTTCTTCCGACACTTTGGAACTGGTCGCAAATTGGTCGTAAAGTTCATGCAGTCGCCTAAACTTGTTTTGGGCCTCTTCAAGTCTTTCTTCAACTTCCCTCACTTCTTTTGGAACTGGCATGCCCGCTCGTATAGGCAAATTGCCTCCCTCTTCTCGCAAGACCTTTTCTTGCGCTGTGGGAGGAACTAAAATCCGTTGGAAGTCAGCAGCAGTTGCTGTTGTGTGGTGAGCGTTTTCGGGCATATTACGAGCATTATGGATGCCCGACTGAGGATTGGCCGAGGGAGCAGTGAAGCCCATGATGCTTGGAATGACATGATGATACTTCGCTGCATACCGGTCACTATCTGTGTTGTTTTGATGACGAAACCTGTTGCTCAAGTTGACCAGCGAGTTGTGTTCGCCAAACAAATGCTTCGCCTTGTGCTTTCGTGCCACCGCCTGTCCTTCGTCGGTGGCGTCAGTAGCGAGCATGTCATGATGGATTAAGAACTGCTTATTGTGATAGGAGGATGCCCAAGTGTTGCTGTTACGGGCAGCGTGAGCGTTACCGCCAAATCGCCGCCTTGATGCGACAGAATGAGGAAGCATACCGACTTTGATGTTGGTCGGGTCGGCTACAATGTAGGTACCGTCCGACAGCATAGCGTTGACTTGGGGCTCACCGAACGGCGCAGCCAGTCCCTCGGCTCCTTCTCGTGCAACGACTGCTCCACCCTCACCTCTTTGTGAAAGGTTGACTGCCTCTCTTTGCTCTTCAACATTGTCGGATGATTGAAACTCAAGAGGCGAAACAGTGGTGGGAGTGCCCTTTACTCCTTGCTTCGCTTCCCTTTCCTTACGGCCAATTTTTTCTTCAAAGGGTTCTTCCTCGGCTTCAATAAACTCGGGGTTTAAAGGTACAGGACCCTGTGTGTGAATGGTCGTACCATTAGGGAACTCAAACGCGCTGTGAGTCATATCACGCTTTTTGCTGTAGGTTGAACCGTGACCACCAATACCGTGCAAACTCCACCACGACGAGAGTGTACTATGGTCACCGCCTGTGTACATTTCGGGATGAGCACCAGTACCTTCTGTAGCAACCGCATGATTGGTATGAAATTGAAGAGCATTCGCTACATCGTTCTGCATTTTGAAAGCGTTGCGCTCCTCATCTATGATGGTAAAGAAGT